CGCAAAATGCCGTCGCACTATGCGGCGGTGGTGCTGCTCGCCGCTGCGGCGTGGATGCAGTACCGGCCGGCTCCCGCACCAGGGCCGACGCCACCGCCTCCGCCGGCGGCGCTCTCGCTGAGAGGGCTGTTCACCGGCGGCGATGCCGCGGCCGATGCTGCCATCCTGGGCGCGTTGTGCAGCGAGTTGGCGGACGAGATTGAGTGGGATTCCAAGCAGCCGGAGCCGTTGCTCAAGACGGGTGTAGCCTTGGACGAGTTGCGAATCCGCTCGCGGGTGCTGCTGGTGCGCGGCGTGAGCCTCGGTCAGAAATACCCGCTGGTGCGTGACGCGATCGACCGTCACCTCACCGCGATCGCCGGCCGCAGCGGCGGCCCGCTCACGCCCGAGGCCCGGGCCAAGTGGGTGCAAGCGTTTCGCGACATCCGCGCCGCATGCGAGGACGCGAGATGAAGGCGTCTGTCGCACTGCGTGTCATCCTCGCGGGCGCGTGCCTGCTGCTCGCGGCATGGGCGCTACAGCGGCCCAGCCTGCCGCAGCAATCACCGCCAGTCGATCAGCCGCAGGGCTACACGCCGGACCCCGAGGGCGTGCGGAGATTCTTGGACGGATTGCCGCAGCCGTACTTCGCCGAGGCCGGCGCGGAGTGCATAGAGAAATTCTCCGGGCAGGATCGCTTCCTCTACCGCGCGCTGTACCGGGCACACCAGGACAGATACGGCACGCCGTTTGTTGTCGGAAAACAATTGATCGGTGACTGCGTCTCATGGGGTGCTATGCACGCCGTGTGGGTTGCGGAGTCTGTGGACTACGAACTTGGCAAGCGATCGGAACCGCCGGTCGCGCCATCGACCGAGGCGATCTACGGCGGCTCGCGAGTCGAAGCGCGCGGCAAAGACGGCTCAGGCGCGAGGCCGGTCGGCGGGTTCTCCGACGGCAGCACGGGCTGGGGTGCTGCGAAGTTCCTGTCGGATTGGGGCGTGGTATATCGCATCCCGTATCCCGATCTCGGCTATGACCTCACGCACTACGACAGCAAGAAAGCGAAACAATGGGGAGCGTACGGCTGCGGCGGCGAGGGTGACGGCGGCAAGCTCGACGAACTCGCGAAGAAACACCCGTGCAAACACGTCGTGCAGGTCAAGACATGGGACGAACTGTGTGCCGCGATCGACTCGGGTTATCCGGTGACGATCGCATCGTCCCAGGGTTTCTCCTCGCAGCGCGACGAGCATGGATTCGCACGCGGCCAGGGCACATGGATGCATCAGATGATGGTGCTAGGCACCAGGTTTGCGGCGAACGGTTCGCCGAAAGACGGCGCTCTCGTGCTCAATAGCTGGGGACCCTCGTGGGTGTCCGGGCCGCGATGGCCCGAGGATCAGCCGGAGGGATCGTTCTGGTGCGACAAGGCAACCATGCAACGCATCCTCGGCCAGGACGATTCATACGCAGTAGGTTCTGTCGATGGGTTCAAACACCGGGACCTGAACAACGCCAACTGGCTCATGCCAGCACCAAAGGAGTGATGCCATGTTTCGTCGCCTGTTTCGAAAGGACGCCGCGCTCCAGTCGCAGACCCACTCGCAGTCTGTGATCGCCGGATGTCTGTTCGCGCTGATCATCCTGTCGGCCGTCGCCCTCGGCATGGCCGTCGGATCGTCCGCCTGTCACTGTCACTGCCACTGTCACCACTACGGATGGACGCCCGATGACTGCTGCGAGTGAGCCTGGTCGGCAGTACAGCGTCCGCGCGCTGGCCCTGTGTTTCGTCGCCTCGGTGGCCGTCGGCTACGGTGCCGCGACGGCAGTGGCCTCCTACGAGCAGAGCAGGCCGGTACTGCAGACGGTCGCCAAGCTTGCGCGGCTACTGCTCTGGGGTGCCGCGTTCTTGGAGCGGCCGCCGGTGTATCACCAGGAACATGCGATCCAGGCCGCACCGGAGGACTACGCCGTCGTGCCGCCGCGACCGCTGCCGCGCCGCGACGGCGAGGAACTGATCGACCACGCGCGAGGGTGGTGACATGTGGCGATACCTCATCTACTGGCTGACCTGGCTGGCCGGCGAGCCGGGCGAGATGGATGTGGCCCACGCGCGAGCCGCCGCTAGCGTGAGCGCCGCCCGGGCAAGCATGGCAACCGCACCGCCGGCACCGCCGACGCCTCCGCCGCAGACGGAACCGGAGAAATGATCCATGGCAGAATTCTCTCTGCTGCCCGGGCAACTCGCGCTCAAGACCCGCCGCGGTGACGAGTTCAGCGCGACCGTCACGCTCTCGCAGTCTGGCTCGCCGTTCGTTTTGACGGGCTACACGGTGACGGCTGCGATCACGTCGCTGGTGGACGGCACGAGCGTTGACGACTTCACATGCTCGGTCGTGTCCGCGACTGCGGGCACGGTGTCGATCTCGCTCCAGGAGAACGAAACCTCCGCGCTTGCATCCGGTTCGTATGCTTGGTCGCTGCGGTGGATCGCTCCCGGTGCGGTCACTCGCACCGCACTATCTGGCGTACTGGAGGTGACGCGGTGAGCATCACGGCGAGCGTCTCGGGATCACCGATTCAGGCGAGCGTGACCGAGAGCGGCGCGAGCGTTGCGGTGTCGCCCGTGGCGATCTCGGCGATGGTGCTCGCGGGCATCGGGCCGCAGGGGCCAACAGGACCGCAAGGACCGGGCGGCGAAGGCGGCGGAGCTTCGACGCTCGCCGGGCTCACGGACGTGCAGATCACGTCGGCCGCCGATGGTGACGTGCTGAGATACAACGGCTCGAAGTGGGCCGACTACGCCGAGATCAACCTGACCGATGGAGGTAACTTCTGATGCCCAACACAATCCGCATCAAGCGTCGTGCGTCGTCCGGTGGTGCCGGAGCGCCGAGCTCGCTCGCGAACGCGGAGCTCGCGTTCAACGAGAACTCGAACATCCTCTACTACGGCACAGGCACCGGCGGCGCTGGCGGCTCGGCCACCAGCGTGATCGCGATCGGTGGCTCGGGTGCGTTCGTCTCGATCACCGAAGTCCGCGCGGCGAACACGGTTCTCGCTGGGCCGACGACGGGTGCCGACGCAGCGCCGACGTTTCGCGCGTTGGTCGCCGGCGACATCCCGTCGCTGTCTGCCGTGTACATCCCGATGACCGGCACGGCGACGCCGACCGGCACGTACACGTTCAGCGGCACGGTCAACGTCACGGGCACGTTCCAACTCGGGTCGACGACCGTCACGTCCTCGGCCGCCGAGTTGAACCTCCTCGACGGCTCGATCGCGAACACGGTCGTGAACTCGAAGGCGGTGATCTACGGCTCGGCCGGGCAGATCGCAGCGACGACGCTCACCACCAGCGGCAACGCGACGGTCGGCGGCGACCTTACGGTGACCGGAAACCTCACGGTCAACGGCACGGTCACGACGGTCAACTCGACGACGGTCACGGTCGATGACAAGAACATCGAGCTGGGCTCGGTCTACTCGCCGACGGACACGACCGCCGACGGTGGCGGCATCACGCTGCGTGGCACGTCCGACAAGACGATCCTTTGGCTCAACGCCACTGACTCGTGGACCTACAACCAGAACATCGAGCTCACCTCGGGCTACGCCTATCGGATCGACGCCGTCTCGGTGCTCAGCAAGACGACGCTCGGCTCCACGGTCGTGTCGTCCTCGCTCACGAGCGTCGGCACGATCGGCACCGGCGTCTGGCAGGGCACGGCGGTGGGCGTCGCCTACGGCGGCACCGGGCTGACAAGCGCCGCGAAGGGCTCGGTGCTCGTGGCGAACGACACGAACACGTTCACCGCGCTTGACGGCGGCGGTACGAACGATGGCATCCTCGCCTACACGGCATCGAGCGACACGATCGCCTGGGCGACGACCATCGACGGCGGGACGTTCTGACGCATGCCGATCCAAGTCCAACTGAAGCGAAGCACCGCAGCGGGCGTCGCTCCGACGACGCTTGCGGACGGCGAGCTTGCGATCAACACGGCGGACGCGAAGCTGTTCTTCAAGGACAGCAGCGCGACGATTCAATCGTTCACGCTGCAACCGTACGCCACGCCAGGCGCAACGAGCGTCTCTCGGGTCGTGTCGCTCAACGGGCTGACCGGCACGCTCACAATCTCGGCCGGGTCAAACGTCACGGTGTCTACGGCGGGGTCGACGATCACGATTGCGGCTGCGAACGATGCCGTGTCGAGCGTGAACGGAAAGACCGGCGCGGTCGTGCTGACGAACACCAGCTTGTCGGCGGCGGCTGCCTCACATACGCATAACAGTGTTGACATTACAGTTGGAAATCTACAGCTAACGTACATAACTACAAATGACCCGCTAGACGACGTGCTACAGTCGATTGACTCAAACCTCGGGACCAAAGCCGACGCCGCAGCAACCAACGTCTCTCGCGTCATTTCCCTGAACACGATCACCGGCGCGATGTCGATCGTGGCCGGGAGTCTGGTGTCGGTCGCCACCGCAGGCACGGCGATCACGATCTCCGGGACAGAGGAGGTCGTCGAGTACCTCACGACCTCGGTATTCCCAGCCACCGGCAACACCTCGCTGCTGTACCTCGCAACCGACGCCTCGCGGTCCTATCGCTGGACCGGGTCGGAGTATGTCGAGGTCGGGCCGACATCGCTTTCCGGCGGGTCCAGTGGCGGATCATCCGCTGGCTCTCGTGCGTTGGCATTCCTGTTACGGTGACAACATGGCAGCACCCAACATCGGCAGCACTGCGGCGACGGTTTATCTGCGGGTCGCGTGCGGCCCAGTCGCGACGGCGACCGGCACGAACGCGACGCTGATCGTGTCGTGCGGATCGACATCGAGCACGGTGCTGCGGGTCACGCGGCTCGACATCGGCAACATCGACGGCACGAACGCGGCGGACATCACGATCCTGCGGTTCGTGGGCACGAACTCCACGACTATCGTCAACACGGTCAGCGTTCCGGCGGACGCTGTGCTGCGGGTCTATGACGACGGCGGCTCGCTCGCGGTCACCGAGGGGCAGGACATCCGAGCGGTTGCAGGTGCCGCGAATGATCTGACGTTCGACGCCGAGTATCAGGAGTTCGGTTGATGCGACCTCGCGGCGGCTACATCGGGTTCAACCGCGTCCCGGCGGCCGCGGCCGCCAACTCTGCGGCGAGCGGCGTGTGGACGCTGTCCGAGGCGGAAAGCCTCAAGCGGGCTGGGACGTGGCCTAAGGTTAATATCCCGACTCTAGATACATACACAGGCGCTGCCGCTGCGTACTCGCTGCGACTGCTGCGATCTGCGTACAGCGGCGCGGTCGTTCGCGTGAGGCGGTCTAGCGACAATGCAGAAAGCGATTTCACTCACATCGGCGTCATTGACGGCACGCTGTCCGCGTGGGTCGGTGCTGCAAACGATGGATTTGTGACTACGTGGTACGATCAGGCTGGATCAGTAAATCTAACAAACGGCACCGCTGCGACGCAGCCTCGACTCGTATCTGGAGGAGTGGTAGCAACTGCTAACGGGACGCCCGCTATCGACTTTGGACTAGACACGGCTACGAAGCCCGTCTCGCTGTCGGCGTCGCTGGCGTCTAATGCTGCGAACTGGCTAGTTCTGGGTGTAATTACGCGAAAAAGCGGTGGAAGTGCAGCCGCGTGGACGTATGGGCGGTGGTTTTCTGTAGGCACGCCCGGAACGCAAGACTACAACAACACTAATTCATTTTTGGCGTTCATTGATATTTCAACTAATTTTGGTGAATCTGCACCTTCAGTGCAATCGGGATATAACAATAATTTTGCTGGCTATGCAATTGCATATAACGCGCAGAACGTAATAGCGACATACAAAAGCGGCGGCACCTTGAGCACGCTAGTCAACAACAACGCAGGAGAAACTGCATCGCAATCCGGCACCTTGAGCGCCACGCATATTGCGGTGGGCGCGAACATAACTTGGTCGCCGGAGGTTAATAGCGCATTGTGGGGGCTAGTGCAAGAAGTCATTTTTTATCAATCTGACCAGTCTGCAAACGTGTCAGGAATGACCACGATGATAAACGAGTACTACGGGGCATACTAATGCCTTTCTCTTTCCCCGCATCACCCGCTGTCAACGATCAATCGACGCAGAACGGCCGCACCTACTCATGGAGCGGCTATGCGTGGGAGATCGTCGCGACGCCTGCGGCGCTGCCTGCGAGCGTGATCACCAGCGGGACGCTGGACGCCGCCCGCCTGCCTCTTGCGACGACGCTGGCCGCCGGTGCGATGATCGTCGGCACGGGGCTCGGCGTGTCGTCGGGCACGGTGTCGGTGACCTACGGGACCAGCAGCGGCACCGCGTGTCAGGGCAATGACTCGCGGCTCTCGGATGCGAGGACGCCGACCGGGGCCGCAGGCGGCGACCTCACCGGCACGTACCCGAATCCGACGATCGCGGCCGGTGCGATTGTCACCGCCGACCTAGCGAACGACGCCGTCACCTACGCCAAGATTCAGAACGTCAGCGCCACCGACCGCCTGCTCGGTCGCTCGTCTGCGGGTGCAGGCGACGTGGAAGAGATCACCTGCACGTCGTTCGGCCGCTCGCTGATCGACGACGCCGACGCCGCTGCGGCGAGGACCACGCTCTCCGTGCAGCCGACGGCGAGTCCTACTTTTACGGGCACGGTGACCGTGCCTGGTCTCACGGCTACGGCTGCGATACTCGCGGACGACCTGAGCAGCGCCAACAGCGTCGTCTACTCCTTCGACGGCGACCCAAACTCTGGCTTCGGGCGTGCAGGCGCTGACATCGTGACCTTGGTGACGGCTGGGGTGGAGCGGGTGCGGGTGGATGCGAGCGGGCGGGTTGGGATTGGGGTGACGCCAGCGTCCGCAGGTTCGTCGGCTCTGCAAGTGCGCGGCGATATGGACATATTTGGCAACGGCTCCGACCGCAGCATCACGTACAACGTCGGTGTCGGAGACGACGGAATCACGGGCTGGTACAGAGCAAAGATTGCGTTTGTGCCTAGCGGGGCTGCTAACAACATCTCCCAGCACATAGCGTTTTACAACAAAAACGGTGATAACGGCGGGTCATCTCTAACGGAGCGGATGCGGATCACCGCAGACGGCGAACTCCTGGTAGGCACCACCACCGACAATGGTGCCTACCTTCTGCAGGTCAACTCGCAGATCTACGCGACCAACGCGACGATCGCCACGTCCGACGCGCGCTTCAAAACCAACGTCGAATCACTGACCGACGCCACCGCAGTGATCGAAGCCCTGCGTCCCGTCGCCTTCGATTTCCTGCCGCACGCCGAGCGCAACTTCGCCACCGAGCGACAGGTCGGACTGATTGCACAGGAGGCACAGTCGGCGCTCGCTGGTTGCGACTACGCCGACAGCGTGGTGGCACAGTGCGGTGACCATCTCGGACTCGCTTACGAGAAACTGGTGCCAGTGCTGATCAAGGCGCTACAGGAAAGCAACGCACGCATCGCCGCCCTAGAGGAGCGACTGAACCATGCCTGACATCCCCACGCTGTACGCCGCCGAGCCGCTGGCGATATCCGCGACCTTCGACAAACTCTGGGTGCGTGAGATCGTCATCTCATCGCCCACCGTCGGCGGCGAGGCCGAAGCCCGCGTGACCCTCGTCAGATTCCGCACCACCGCAGACGGCGTTGAGGAGGCACCCGCCGAGCCGGTTCGGCTGCACCTAAAAGACCTGCTCGCGGGGGCCGAGGCCGACGCGGACCTGGCGGCGGCCGTCGGGGCGATCATGGCAACCGTTGCCAAGGCAGCGCGAGAGGAAGGCGTTGTCGCGCCGGCCGACTGATGGCGCGTATCGGAGAGATGCTGCGGTCGCAGATGATGCCGCAGCGTCGCCGAAGACGCACGCCGCTGCCCGGCGATCTCGCGGTCGTGACGTGCCACTGGAATCCGGCCGGCTGGCAATCGCTGCGACGCAACTACCTGCGGTTCCTCCACGAGATGAAGTGGTGGAACATCCCGACGTTCGCCGTCGAGGTCGCCTACGACGGCCAGGACTTCGCGAGCGACGATGCGTGGATTCAAGTCCGAGGCAACGATCGAAACGTGATCTGGCAGAAAGAGCGGCTCATCAACCTCGCGGCGGAACGCCTGCCGGAACGGTTCGACAAGGTGGCGTGGATCGACGCGGACATCCTGCTCCTCGATCCGCAGTGGGAGTCGAGATTGCGGAACGAGCTCGAACTCTCGCCCGTCGTGCAGCTGTGGAACCGCTGGCACTGTGCCGATCGCCTCGGACGGGTCGGCGAGATCCTCGAATGCGTCGGCGATCTGTCGCAGCGGTATATCCGCGGCGAACTGTGCTCGCCCGGCGGAGCGTGGGCCGCGCGTCGCGAGGTGTTTCCGCTCTACGATCGCCACATCGTCGGTAGCGGTGACGCGATGTGCATGGAGGCGTGGGTCGGCATGGATAAGAGCCGCTGTCTGCGGCGATGCACGCCCGCGATGGCGGAAGACTTCTCCGCGTGGGGCGAGGCCGCACACGCGAAGGTCAAGGGCGACGTCGCCTGCCTGCCGGGTGACGCCGTGCATCTGTACCACGGCACGCGGGCCGACCGGCAATATGTGGACCGCTGGCAGCCGGTGATCGACGCCGGATTCGACCCGCGCGAGCACGTCGAGGTGGACTCGAGCGGACTCCTGGCGTGGACGGACGCGGCACCGCCCGAGCTCGTCGAGTGGGTGCGAGGCTACTTCGCGAGCCGCAACGAGGACGGATGATTTGACACGTCCCGCACCATGCGGGCATGGATCTCTCGACTAAGCGAATCCTCGTCACGGGCGGTGCCGGATTCCTCGGCAAGGCCGTCCGCCGCGTGCTGCACAGTCGCGGATGCCGTCATGTGATCGTCCCTCGCCGGGTCGCGTGCGACCTGACCAGCGAGGAAGACACGATCGACCTGTTCGACGATCACCGGCCCGAAGTCGTGCTGCATCTCGCGGCCGAAGTCGGCGGCATCGGGGCGAATCAGAAGACGCCGGGACGGTTTACCTACGCGAACCTCGCGATGGGGCTGCACGTGATCGAGCAGTGCCGACGGTTCGAGGCCGAGAAGGTCGTCGTCGTCGGCACGGTGTGTTCGTACCCGCTCGATCCGCCCGTGCCGTTCGTAGAGAGCGACCTTTGGAACGGCTACCCCGAGCCGACGAACGCGGGGTACGGCATCGCGAAGCGAGCGGTCTACGAACTGCTCAAGCAGTACCACAAGCAGTACCGCCTGCCGGGTGCCGTGGTGATTCCGACGAATCTGTACGGGCCGCACGACAACTTCGACCCGGCGTCGTCGCACGTCATCCCGGCGATGATCCGGCGATTCTGCCGCACCGATCCGGTCACGCTCTGGGGCACGGGCTCCGCGAGCCGTGAGTTCCTCCACGTCGATGATGCTGCCGATGGCATCGTGCTCGCAGCGGAGACGGTGACGACGCCGCATCCAATCAACCTGGGCGGCGGCGGCGAGGTGAATATGCGAGACCTCGCGGAGATGATCGCGACCGAGTGCGGCTACACGGGCGCGATTCGGTGGGACGCGTCGAAGCCGGACGGTCAGCCACGCCGGGCGGTCGATGCCACGCGAGCCCGCGAGATCCTCGGGTGGACGCCACACGTGAGCCTCGAGGACGGCATCGCCGAAACGGTCGCATGGTGGAGGGAGCAATGCGCGTCGCTCTGATCACCGGCATCACCGGGCAGGACGGCTCCTACCTGGCCGAGTTGCTCCTGGCCGAGGGCTACGATGTCCACGGCATCATGCGACGGTCCAGCATGTTCCCGACCGCGCGGATCGACCACATCATCGACCGCATACATCTGCACTACGGCGACGTGACGGACGCCGGGTGCATATCGCGGCTGGTGCATCAGATCGAGCCCGACGAGCTCTACAACCTCGCGGCCCAAAGCCACGTGCGGGTGAGCTTCGACCAGCCGGCCTACACGGCGGAGGCTGTCGGCATGGGTGCTCTCCACGTGCTCGAAGCGGTCCGCACCCTGCCGTCGTGTCGCGTCTATCAGGCGTCGTCGTCCGAGATGTACGGCCAGGTCGCCGAGACGCCGCAGAGCGAGACGACGCCATTCCTGCCGCGTTCGCCATACGGTTGTGCCAAGGCGTTCGCGCACAATTTGGCGGTGAACTATCGCGAGAGCTACGGGCTACACGTGTCGTGCGGCATCTTGTTCAACCATGAGAGCCCGCGACGCGGCGAGACGTTCGTCACCCGGAAGATCGCCGCAGCGGCGGCCCGCATATCCGCGGGCCGGCAGCAGAGGCTGTACCTCGGCAACCTCGACGCCCGGCGAGATTGGGGCCACGCAGCCGACTACGTGCGGGCGATGTGGCTCATGCTGCAGCAGGATACGCCCGATGATTACGTGCTGGCCACGGGTGAGACGCACAGCGTGCGCGAGATGATTGAACTTGCATTCGGAATGGCCAACATAAAAATAAAATGGCGCGGCACGGGATCCGATGAGGTGGGATACGATGAAACTACGGGGCGTGATCTGATTTTCATTGACCCGAAGTATTACCGCCCGACAGAGGTGGATGTGCTTTGGGGGGATGCATCCAAGGCGGAACGTGTGTTGGGATGGCGCCCTCGCACCTCATTTCAGCAACTGATTGCAGATATGGTGCAGCAAGACACGCAAACCGTCTATAAATTGATTTAGTAAAAAGGGTAAGATATGTTATATTTTTTGATATTGTGTGTGGGGAGTTTCGTTACATATAAATCCAACATATGTAACAAAATTGAATTAAAATGAGAACCTGTTATTTAGTAACAGTGAACCTGATACAATGCAATCCACGCATAATCAATTGATGGACCAAATTTTGAATCGCAAGCATGCGCTAACTTCTTTGTCAGATGCTGAGTTTGAATCCATGCTGCCTCAGCTTGCGGCTGAGTTGGAGTCCCATGGCGTTCTATATGAAACATACACGGATGCGGAAATAAAGAAGGATTGGGCGCTGTTATTGCGCAAGGATACAACCACGGATTTGACGAATATGAACATATCGGCCACGGAGGTGGCAGGCATGAAGGTGCTGCGAAAACACATGCGTCACTTCCATTCTGTGAGGAATTATAAGGGGAACTCGGTAGAGTCGCTTTGGACGCGGCCATGTTTGGAAAAGGCGCTGCGATTCAATCGTGCTCAGCACTCCACACCCTATGCATCTGAAATCATTCGTTCGCTGTCATTTGCAAACGGTCTGGGAAAAGTGACCATGTATCGCCCGCTCATGGCAAAAAAAGTGGTTTCTCATTTGATGAGTCGGGATGGTATGAAGGATGCGCGAGTGCTGGACGTCTGTGCTGGATGGGGCGGCCGAATGATCGGCTCCAAAAGCGTGGAACTTAGTAGCGTGGAACTTAGTAGCGTGGAACTTAGTAGCGTGGCCACTTGTAAAGTGCATTATACGGGAATTGACCCTTGTGCAAAAACGTATGCGGCTCTAAACGCGATTCGTGATGAGCTGGGACTTACCAATGTTACTCTGATCAACAAACCGGCCGAAGTGGCGCTGCAAGACTTTGATCCCAGCGCGACTTATGATATTGCATTGACGAGCCCTCCGTATTACAACCTTGAAATTTATTCGGATGAGCCGACTCAAAGTGTTGCCGCTCTAGATGGATACCAAGCATGGTTGGACACCTTCTTGCGTCCGGTGATTTCTGGCATAATTCGGCTCGGTGTAAAATACAGCTGCTGGAGTGTGAAGAACTTCAAAACCGATAAGAAATACGACTTACTGGATGATGTAGTGCGCATTCATGCCGATCATGGATGGCGTTTGTTAGAAGACATGGTATTTACAATGGCGAACAGCCGGCGCCCAGGACAAAAATCGGCCCAAACGCAAACGAGTGATGTTGATCTTGCGCCAAAAAAAACGGAGGAATGCACCTATGTCTTTGTCCGGGTAGCATAATACAGAAGCATCAATGCAACGTAAAAAAGAAATAATTGCACAATCATCGTGAGATATACACTATTTTTTTATTTTTTAATCCAATCATTTAATATTTTGATCCTGTTTATATTATTTTTATGAGTTTTAGTGTTTATTTGGGAATGGCGCTGGGAATGGTGCTGACAAATTTGCGCAGACACTCAACTCCGTGTATTGGTGTGAGATACGGCATGATTGCTGACTTCAACGTCCACCAGCCTTGCTTGCCTTGAAAAGTCACAACCTTTTTTTCGCGGAGTTCGCCCATGAGTTGTTCCTTTGTGATGCACCACACCTTGAATTCATGGAAATCCAAGAGACCCAACATTGCAAATGTATAGTCATGTTCGGGTTCCAAGTGCTGCCACCTGCAGTCGTCCTTCCCCGCCCAGTGACGAGCGCATTTGATTTCGCATTTGTGACCGTCAAATATGCCGTCATGCTGGGTTGAAGTTCTGGGCGTCATTTGGAACACTTCAGACAGAATTTGTTCGCTCACGGAGCCAAATGGTTTGGAGTCCAGGCTAACTAATTCAACCACTTCGGGCGCAGCCTGCATGCGGACATAGTACTGCGTCTGTGTCTCTCTTCGCGTATTATTAGTGAATGCCTTGGTGTTTTTCCAGCTATTCACTGAAAGCAACGGTATACTGGATAGATCAGATGAATCGGATTGCTGCATTTTATAATGTAACAATATAATGTAATAATAATCGTGTGTGTACATGAAAATATTACACTTTTCATGCATTCAATTTTTTTCATAATTGCATTATAATTGTTCCTGATGTGTGTCACATGTCAAAAGGTATTTATTTCAACTGCGAAAATAAACATATAAAGGGGTTGGATTACATGTTATACAACTGCCAATATTAATTCTCTCGTGTGAGTGAACCCATAAAGGTAAAAAAACGGGTCCGAGTGATCAAACGCCCCAAGGTGATAGAATCCAATCACGAGCTTTTGGACATTCACGGGGACATTCGGCAGAAGCTGCACTATTTTATTTCGCAAAAGAAGATTCCGAATATCATATTTCATGGTGTATCGGGCTGTGGCAAAAACACGCTTGCATGGGACTTCATTCGGAGCATTTACGGGAATGATAAGGGTGCATTGAAAGACTATGTCATGCATGTGAATTGTGCGCACGGCAAGGGCATCCGATTCATTCGCGAGGACCTGAAGTTCTTTGCCAAAACAAACGTGGATCTGAAAGATGGAGAGATATTCAAGAGTGTGGTCCTGCTCAATGCGGACAAACTTACTACGGATGCGCAATCAGCCCTGCGCCGATGCATTGAACTTTTCAACCATTCCACGCGATTCTTTATTGTGGTGGAGGACAAATGCAAGTTGTTGCGACCTATTCTGTCGCGATTCTGCGAGATCCATGTGCCTGAGCCGTTCATTGACGGCGTGCAAGTTAATCTGCACACGCATTTGTTGCGGAAGACATTTGCTGGCGCCGCATTTGATAAATTAAAGCAGCAGCGCGCGGAATGGCTGAAAAAGGCGGTGTCATTTCAAAAAAAGTATAGCGCAGATGACATTATTGAATTGGCCCATGAACTGCATGAGCGGGCGTATAGCAGTATGGATTTGTTGCGGTGGCTGGAAGGGTGCAGTGAGTCCGAAATTTCATCGGATAAAAAATATGAGAAACTCATTGCTTTTCAGAAAGTGCGCCACGAATTTAGGAACGAAAAGTTGCTCATGCTGTTCATGCTGCATTTCATGTTATTTCGTTCCAATACGAGTTTAGAAAATATATCATTTATGTAAAACCTAATAGGAATCTCTCATTATAACCAGAATACAATCAGAATGGA